GGCGTTGGCCCCATACCCAACGTCGTACTGGAACCGGAGCGAATTAACTTCGCGGGCGTTAATGCTTGGGATATATTCCGAGCGCAAAATTACGCGCCCAATCTGGTCCGGGTCGGAGGCGTCCTCATAGTATGCCGCCGCAGGAAGCGGCGTAACGGTGCCGTCCCGGTCCACAACGGCAACGTCGGTCACTTGTGCCAGCGGCAGCATGGGAAGCTCACAGACCGCAACACCGATGGCCCGAGCGGAAGCGGTAAGCACACCCTCCCACCAATAGCCAAAGCCCCCGGGAGGGGCAAGGGCGGTCATGCCCTCCACGCCCGTAGTCAGCAGGTACCGGCGCAACCATTGCTCCAGCAATTCGCGGCACGCTTGTTCCAATATGGTAAGCGTGGCGTCTTCGGACGTGTCCAGCATGTCAAGGCGGAGGTGTGCCTTAATCTCCGCCAGGGTCACGACAGGGCCCGCCGCGGGAGTAATTACGCGGTGCCGCACATACCAGGATTTAAGCGTTAGCGTTGACGATGCAGCGGCAAGCATTGGCGGCGGTCCTTACTTTTGGACGCAAACAACCCCCGCACAAAAGCGCGGGGGCCGACCGAAAGCGCAGGGGGTGAAAGGGGGTAAAGTCCCCCCACGCCTCCGGATTTTGCTTAGATGATGCCGCCAGTCAGCGGCATGCGATCCGCAAGACCGGACACGCCGGCCACGTAGCCGGTTGCGCTGGTGTTCGGGGTGAGCACCGGGCGGACATACCGACGCGCGCCCAGGTAAGCGGCGAAGGTGGTCTTGTTGGCCTGGAGGGTGTTGGTGCCGATGCTGCCGTTGTCGCTGGTGTGGTACTGTGCTTCTGCGGCAGGCACAGCAACCCACGCGGCGTTGTCGTGGCTGTGTTCCAGCGTGAGGGTACCACCGGCACCGCCCACGGCTGAGATAACGGCGGCAAAGCCGGCAGCACCAATGCCGGTCACGTCAATAGAGGCACCTTGCACCGGGGCGGCGTGTGCGGCCTGGGCAATGCTCGGGACAATCCCAAGGTCGTGGAGGATGTTACGCATATGGTTTTTGTTTCTTTGTCGGAGTGTGGATGGGGAAGAAAGGAACGAAGGACGAAAGGGGCCCGGGTTTTAAGCGGGCCCCTCTGTGGCTTAGGCCGCGACTCGGCCAATCTTGAAGGCTTCGAAGTTCACCACGTCACCACCAACGCGGCGGCGGCAGTAAACTTCAACCATTGGCTTGGTGCTGTACGGATCGCGGAGGACCGTCATACCCAAGCGGTCGGCAATCTGGTAGCCTTCCGCGAAGTCCGCCAGGACCACCGCCAAGGCGTTGGCCGCCACTGCCGGCATGTCCGCAAACTCCCGCACCGGGTTACCCAGGAGCATGGAGGGCTGGCCCATCTGCAAGCCCGGTTGCCAAAGGAATTGGCCGGTGCTGTCCTTGAGCAAGCGAACCGCCGCAACGGTCAGGCGAGCCATGCCCCAGGTGGCGCGGGCGCGGTGCTGTTCCTTGAGGCTGTAATACAGGGTCATCAGACCGTCAGAGGTGAGCTTGGTAGCATCGCCCGAGTTGACCTGTTCAATCTGGCCCCACTGCGTACCGGCGGGGTACGTCATAAAGCCCTTAGGCTTGCCGGCGCCATCACCGTTAACGAAGGCCGTAGCCTCGCCACGCGCGAAGCGGTCGGCAACCTTCGTGGTAAGCCACGACTCGACATCCCACGCGCTATCCTCCAAGAGCTTCTGAGTGATCTTGGGGCGGGTCGCCATTTCGTGGATGGCAACGCGCCACTTGCCGACCTTCGGGGTTTTGGCGTCGGTCGGGGCGGTGGTTTCCGCGGGCCATTCAATGCCAGCGTCGTCCAGGTCCGTGGTGCCTTCGATCGCGTCCGTGCTGATCGTGGTAACGTTCGCCAGGGCGCGAATCGGGGACGATTCGAAGATGCGGCGGACCATGCGGCCGTTAAGGTCCGGGAACACGGTGTAACCACCGTCAGGACCCGAGCCCACGGACATGTCCTTAACTTCCGGAGCGGCCAGGGTGGCATACTCCAGACCCTTGGATTCCGCACCGTGCGAGAAGTAGCCACGGAACGCCTTGGAGAGCTTGGCGTTTTTCTCCGCGTCCACGGCCTTGGTGTCCGTGGTGAAGGTGCCACGCTTGATCGCGATCTCCATATTTTCGATGCGGGTTTTGACCTCATCGAAACCGGTCATCGCGTCATTGAGGCGGCTAAGCTTCGCCTCGGTCTCGCCCAACGCCTTGCCATGCTTGGCAATTTCGGCATCGCGGGTGGCCATGGTGCTCTTAAATTCGTTGTGGGTTTTGCCCAAGCCTTCGATTGAGGTCTTAAGGGCGTCGATGGTTGCTTGATCCACGGGATTCTTTCCTTGATAGGATAGGGGTTGTTATTTGATGGCGTTAAGGCTTTGGATGAGGTCCGCGATACCGGCCAGGGCTTCGGGTGCTGCGTCGTCTCGGCGCAAACCCTTGTACCCGTCGGCCAAGAAGGCTTTCGCCTGCTTGGCGGACAAACCTAGTACGTCACGGACTAGGCTTTCTGCGGTGCGAATATCAACCAGGGAACCGGAAGAAAAAAGGGACGCGGACTTGGCGTCGGTCACCAGAGCACGCGGATTCATGCCAAAGGGCACAACGGAAACTTCGTACAGTTCCACGCTCTTTAGCAGGCGCACGGACTTCCCATCGCGCGTTGCTTCTTCGGCGTCACGGATGCCGTAACCAATCGACAAGCCTTTAGGGCCGGTGCCGGTAAGCATGTTGCGGGCCTTAACGGCGGCTTCGGTGCGGCGGTCGCCATCAACCCAAAGCTGGCCACGGCAGGAAAGCCCTACAGAGTCCTCCGACATGTCCAGCCAATCCCCGATTGGTTCGCCCATATCGTGGTACCACGCCAGCAACGGAAGCTCCCCGCGGGCTTTCCACTCCGCCAAGGTTTCGCGGAACGCACCGGCTACCACCACGTCCCCGCCCAGGTCCACGTTGCCGAAGGTCGAGCCCATGCCCACGAATTCCCCTGCCGCGCTAATGGTCTTGCGCTGGAAGGGGATTGTTGCGCGTTTGCGTTCTAGGGACATGGCGGTGGGTCTACTGGTGCGGGGTGCGGGAATGCAAGCCCGGGTTATTCCGCGATGAGGCGGAACGCGCCAATGGTGAGCGACGTAACCGCGTCATACGTGACGGCGGCTTGATCGTTCGCACCGCGGAAAAGCGCGGCGGGGTATGGGCCGGCCAAACGCGAGGCGCCCGCAGGCACCACCACTTGCTTGGGCGGCACGGTCTGACCATCAACCGGGGTGCCGTAGGCCACGGACACGGTGCGGGGACTGCCGCCACCGTTGGTAATCAGCAGGAAAACATTCCCCACAGTCGGGAAGGAATCCCCACCGATGTTGGCGGCGACAAGGGCAGGGTTGATGCCCGCGCGGGTGAGGTCGGTAACGGCGAGGACTGCCATAGGAAAGCCTCCAAAAAAGAAAAGGACGCGCGCCATGGTGGCGCGCGTCCCCGGAGGAAATCAAGAGGGCTAGGCGGTTAGCCTGCCGCCGGCTTCTCCGCTTCTACCGCGGCGGCAGCGGCGGCGGCAGCGGCGGCGGCTTCCTTCTTGGCTAGCTCCGTCAAACGGTTCTCCATGTGCCCCAGCAAGGCGTTGCACCGCTCCGCCGCAAGGCGGGCAATGTTTTTGCCGGGCAGATGGTTAAGCGCATCGGTCAGGAGGGCGGCTAGTTCCTCCAAGGCTTTTTTATCGTTCTCAATCATCGGTGTCCCCTTTCTCGGGTTGGTGTGGTGCGAAAGCTAGCGAAGACGGGCGGCCTATCAAGGCACTATGTGTTCGATGAATACTTGACGGCTGTCAAAATAGTTCGCATTAGACGACGTGCCGAATTGAATTGTGACGTCCAGCGTGTTGGAAATCGTGGTGTTGACGGTCGCAGTGTTTCCGGTACCCGCCGAAATGAGGGCCATACCTGCCCGCACATTAACCGCCCCGGGCTGGTGGCATGTCATTTCCCCTTGGGCCCGCAGAACACCGGAGGCGCCTGTCGAGTAAATGGTCATTACTACGTCAATGACGGTATACCAACCCCCGCCCGGCGTAGCAAAAGACGTAACGGTACCAGTACCACACAGCACGGTTGACCCGAATTTAATCCGGAAAGTAACCTGTGGCGTGGAGCCAACTTGGTACTGGCCCGTTACCGTTATGCGGATGATGCTCCCCTGTGTCAGCGTGTTAGCACCAAACACAAGTGAGCCCTGGGCCGTGCCCGGCAGTAGCGAAACCTCCGACGTGGTATTCTGCCCAACGATGGCGAACGTGCGGGAGGCGTACTTAAAGGACGGACTCCCGGAAACGGCAGACGCCAAGGGCCCGACGGTTGCCCCGTTAATGTGGATAAATACCCCCGCAGTTGTGGTCCACATATCGCCGTTGGTCGGCGTGGTTGGCGCGGTGCCGTGCGGCAGGCGGAGGGTTGCCCGCGCAGTCGATGAAGCCGCGCCTACCAAGATACTGGAGAGGGTTACAGTCTGCACCGAA